GCTTGCGATGGCTAGACTCCTCGATGACCAATCTGTTCCAGAAGAGAACAGGTGGTTTGTTGCTCCTCCGATATTCTATCAGAAAGCTTTCCAAGCTGGAAATAAAATTTCTGAAATAAATATCACAGGCGATGGCACTTCTCCTTTGAGAAATGGTCTTGCAATAGTTGGTACTTTAGCAGGCTTTAGATGTTATAAGTCTACAGCTTTAAATAGTACAGGTGGAATTGACCAAGTAACATTAACAGATGGCTCAGCTACACTAGCTGTAGACGCTTCTGAGAATGTTGTTCTTGCAGGTCACATCTCAGCTATGGCTACAGCGTCTCACATCGCTAAGACTGAAGTGGTACGTTCAACTGAATCATTCTCTGACGTTATTCGAGGATTGCATGTTTTTGGAAGAAAAGTCCTAAGACAAGAAGCAATTGTTCGTGGCGTTATAGATTTCGCATAAGGAGGATACTTAATGACTACTTTCGACTTTACTACCATTGGTGGTGGGACTGTAGGGCATCCTGCTCATGCCCTTAGACCGTACATTGTGCAGTCTAAAATCTTTGACTCAGCAGACGAAAACCTAGCACAAAACGACATCGTTAAGATGATTGACCTGCCTGACAACTCCATCGTTCTTGGTGGTTGTTTGGATGTCTTGGAAGCTGGTGGTTCTAGTTTGGTGTTTGATGTAGGTACATCTGCTGACATTGACGCTTTCTGTGATGGCGTTGATGGAAATGCCGATGCCATCTACAACTTTCATCCTACAGCAGGAGGTATCAATATTGTTATTGCTGCCGATGCTATCCAAGTTAAAGCTTTGGGTGCAGCATGTAGTGCAGGTAGATTCAGAGTTATTGCTTTGATTGCTGATTTTGGTGATCCAGAGCTTACAGTGGCTCAGACTGCTTCAGTTAGAACTGGTGTCTAATAATAACTAAACTTGAGAGGGCAGGGCAACTTGCCCTCTTAACAATATAGGGGTAGCTAATGGGAGGTATGAAAGGTCATACAATTGGAGGTGGTCATAAACGCCCAACCAAAAAAGGTGCAGGTATGACAGCCAAAGGTGTGGCTAAGTACAAGAAGGACAATCCCGGAAGTAAACTAAAGACAGCAGTAACTGGCAAAGTAAAGGCTGGAAGCACAGCTGCTAAACGTAGAAAGTCCTATTGTGCAAGAAGCTTAGGGCAAATGAAGAAGTTTCCTAAAGCAGCAAAAGACCCTAACAGCCGATTAAGACAGGCTAGAAAAAGATGGAAATGTTAAGAGCAATTAATTTTAAGTTATTTAAATTATTTAACAAGATAGGCAACAACTTTTACAGACGTTACGTAAATCAGTTGCACAGGAGTCAAGGGAGAGTATAATGTTTGGTGCATTAATAGGTCCTATTGCTAATCTAGCTTCAAGCTGGATGAGCAGCAAAGTTGAGAAAGTTAAAGCTGACGGGCAAGCTAAGGTAGCCCAAGCTAGAGCTAAAGCAGTTGTTGCAGAGAAAGTAGCAACAGGCGAAGTCCAATGGGAGAAGTCTATGGCAGACGCTACAGATTCAAGCTGGAAGGATGAATTTGCTTTAGTTGTCTTATTAGCTCCAGCGATTTTAGTCTTCATTCCTAGTATGACTGAGTACGTTAGGATAGGCTTTGAAGTTCTTAATACACTTCCTGAATGGTATCAGTATCTTTTGTTTATAGCAATTAGTGCATCGTTTGGAATTAAGGGGGCAGGAGCTGCAATGAAAATTATGGGGAAAAAGTAATGGCATTTGCAGGAGTAAAAACTAATTTAAAAGTAAAGCAAACAGGAAAGCCAGTATTTAAACGTCAATCTGCTCCTGTTGCTCCTCTAGAACATATCTCTGAAAAATCAAGAACAATACCTCTTGACCCTAAGAATATTAAAACTAGCAAGTGGATTAACATACCAAGTGTTCAAGGTAATAAAATTTTTAATGAAGATCAACTATTAAGAATGTACAAAAAGAATCCTAAAAAAGCTACGAGTGTTCATAAAACAAAAGATGAAGCTGTAAAAGCAGCTATTGCCAGAAGTAAAAAATTAAAAATTGTTAGGAAAAAGTAATGAAGGGCGTAAAGCATTATCTAAAGAACGGAACGTTGTATACAGGTGCATCACACAAGATGAAGGATGGCACTTTGCATACTGGCAAAACTCACACTAAGACGAGCAAACCTTTATCTCACATGAAGGACTTATCTAAAACAGCACAAGCTAAAGCAAAGAAGGGTTAAAGACAATGGCAGTAGGAACACACAAAACTAAGTCTGGTAAAACAGCTAAGAAGGGTTTGTATTACAACATTAACCAGAAGAAGAAGGCTGGTGACAGTGCTACTAAGAAGAAGTCAAGTATATCTCCTAAAGCATATGCTAATATGCAAGCAGGCTTTCCTAAGAAAAAGAAAAAGGTTTAACAATGAAATACGATGCTGATGAACTAGTCAAGATGATTGCTTTACATGAAGGTCTACGACTTAACGTCTACCAAGACCACTTAGGCATAGATACAGTGGGAATTGGTCGTAATCTTGAAGACAGGGGTATCACAGACGGTGAGCTATCCTACATGAATAAGACCACAGAAGAAATATACGAAGTGGGTCTTACAGAAGAAGAAGCGTATTATCTTTGTATGAATGACATAGCCATCGTAGAAAAAGAACTCCTTGCCAACAAGCCAATAGTAAATCAGGTAAATGCTGTAAGACAAATGGTACTTATAGACATGGCATTTAATATGGGTGTTCCAAGATTAATGAAATTTAAGGATATGTGGTTAGCCATAGAAAAAGTAAATTACATCTCAGCTTGTGAAGAGATGATTGATTCTAGGTGGGCAGACCAAGTAAAAGGCAGAGCTATGAAGCTATCCTTAGCAATGAAAAATGGGGAGTGGCTATGACCGAAGAAAAGAAAAGGTGTGACACTTGCACATGTTATGAGTGTGATTGCGAAGAATGTACTTGCACTTGCCACAAAGAAGAAGAGGTAAAAGGAGTACCTGTGTAAGTGAATGGTTGAGTTTGTACTTGTATTTATGATGGGATTACGAGTTATAGACCAAACACAAACCTTTAACGACATAGATCGTTGCTTATACTTTGCAGAGAGATTACACAGACAACCTTCTGTCCCACAAAAACAAGGACCTAATTTACAAATAACAGCGTATTGTAAACCAGTAAGGAAAAACTAATGGACCCATTAACCATCAGCATTGCTGTAGGGGTAGCTGGAAAAGCTTTTAGTGCAATTAAGTCGGGCTTTGCAATGGGTCGTGATTTGGAACAAATGTCGGGTGACATAGGTCGCTGGATGGGAGCAGCTTCAGATGTGGACAATGCAGAGAAGCAAGCAAAGAATCCGGGAGTGTTTAGTCAAATCTTCGGTGCAGGGAGCATTGAGACAATGGCTTTACAAGCTTACTCTGCTAAGAAGAAACTAGAAGAACAACGTTATGAACTAAAGATGTATTTGAATTTGACTATAGGACCTAATGCCTACGATGAACTCCTTCAGATGGAAGGTGAAATTAGAAAAGAAAGACAACGAACTATCTATAAACAACAAGCCCTTAGAAAACAGATAGGCGAAGGAATAGGATGGTTATTTCTAGTTCTTGTGATAGGTGGATTCTTATTACTATTAGTAGGGGTGCTTTCTAAACAGTCACATTCTAAAGATTGGACTGATCAACAGAAGTTGTGGCAGAAGTTAATCGTTAAACCAGTTTATGTTACTTGCCGATTAAAGTCACAGAAAGTATGGAAAGATAAGATGGCTTGCATATACGAAGGTGCAAACAAAACTTTCGAGATGGAATTTACTGACATCAGGATAGGTTGCCCTAAGCAGTATAAATGTATACACAACCCTAATTCTAAAGAGCCATCAATAGACGATGTTATGGATAGTTTGAGAAGTATTGCTAAGTGAGTCCCTGCGTAGGTGTCTGTAAGTTAGATAACAATAATATCTGTGTCGGGTGTAACAGATCGATAGAAGAAATAAAAGAAGCCTTTAAAAAGTTAACTAAATAAACTTCTTGCTATTTGTGTATTTTATGTGTATAATTTATACAACAGGGGGTTTAATATGAAGAATTTAGCAGCACAAGCGTTAGCGTTCCAGTACAAGTTAATTTTAGAAAATGCAACATCATTAATTAACACAAACAATAGACCACTTGACCAGATAGACAAAGCACTTGGTGACATGGTTTTAGCTAATCAAAAATTGCAACTCCTTAATAAGATTGTAGAAGAGAACAGTCCCAAAGAGATTGCAGAAGATTCTGAAAGCAAACAATAAATGGCAAGTTCGTATCTAACATTAGTAAACAACGTACTTAGGGACATGAACGAAGTGGAGCTTACTAGCTCTAACTTTACAAGTTCTAGAGGTGTACAAACTACTGTAAAAGATTACATCAACCGATCTATCTCAGACATTCTTAACTCAGAGCTTAACTGGCCCTTTACTAGAGCAGAGGGTGCAGAAGATGCAATAGCAGGTAAACAGCTATATAGTTTTGCGTCTATTGCTTCCACTCTTAAGTACATAGACTACGACAATGTATTTCTTGAGCCAAAAGATTATATAAGGAACGGTGACTTTGAGATTGAGGGTGCAGCTAGTATAACAAACTGGACTGCAGTATCAGGTTCTCCTGCTGCAAGTTCTAAGTTTGGTAACACGTTGTTACTTACTAGTGCAAAGGCAACACAACAAGTTAGTGATCTGATTGTCGGAAGAACGTACACTATACTTGTTCAAACAAGTGGTTCAACACTTACATTAGATATAGGCACTAGCTCAGGTGGCACACAGACTAAATCATCTACCCTTACTATAGCAAGTGGTAACGAAGTGTTAATATCTGAAGTTACTTTTGTAGCCACAGCGATAACCCATTTTGTTACTTTTACAGAGTCTGCAGGTTCTGCAGCTTTTGTTAAATTAATTGAGCTAATGGAGAATG